AACTGGAGCTTCGAGATCAGCCGCGCTGAAATTGACGTTACCACCATCGGCCAAACCGCTGGGCAATATGCACCATTCAAGGCTTACATCCCAGGATTTGCTGACGGCAACGGCAGTGCATCTGTATTTGTAACCAGCGAAGACGGCGCACTATCGAACAGGATGGTAGAAGACGTGCTACAGCGCCAGCAAGTAGGCGCAGCGTTTAAGTTGTACACCGACAAAGGTTCAACCGAAGCACTTAGCCGCAGCATTGCTATGGATGCTGTGCTGCTTAGTGCAACGCTTAACATCAACCCAGATGATGCCCAGATGGTAGAAATCACTTTCCGTCCTACTGGCGCACCTACATTCGACTTCTCTACCACTGCTTGATAACTAATGGCATCCACTGCAATCAGGGCAATAGATCGGTTAAAAAAAGCTGCTAATTTAGTGCCCGTCAAAAAGACGGTTTTGCTAACTGATGGTGCTGAGTTTGTGTTCTACCGTTCACCATTAACAATGGCTGAACGCGAACGGGCACAAAAGGATGCTGCATCCGATGATGTAAATGCTTTTGCATTGCAACTGCTAGTTCAAAAAGCAACAGATGAAAACGGCCAGCGGATATTTGCTGCTGGTGAAATTGCGGAGCTAAAAAACGAGGTGCGTGATGCTGACCTGCAATCACTGATGCTTGCTGTTATCAGCGAGGATATCAAGGAAGAGGTTGATACAAAAAAATAAAGGCGGAGCTTAAAAAGGATAACCTGCTTAGGCTCCAGCTTGGTGTAGCAAAGGAATTAGGCTATACGTTAGCTAAATTGAATTCAGAGCTGACTATGGAAGAATTGCTTCTATGGTCAGCTTATTTTGAATTAAGCAATGACGAACAAGAAGCTGCGATGCGACGGCGACGCTAGAATGGATCTAGTAGTAGGTGGCTAGCTGTGTCGGTTGTTGCTAATGTTGCCATTAATGTTGACAGCACTGGTGCAGTCAGCAAGTTAAAAGACGTAGATAATGCAGCACAAAAGCTTGATCAAACGTTTAAAGGTGTTGACGGAAAGCTCCGTGACGCAAGTGGAAGATTTATTAAACTTGGTGATAGCGCTCAATCTTCCGCTAGTAAAATTGATCTTCTCAGTGGTGCGGTAGGTAAATTAAGTATTGGTTTAGCATTAGCTGATGCGGCAAGAAGATATTTTAAAGGATTTAATGAAGCGGAAAAAGCCGCTGCATCAGTTCGCACTCTTGGTGTAGACAGTAAAGCCTTAGAAGGCAATCTTTTAGGATTAAGCCAAAAACTAGGCGGGCTGTATTCTCAAACGCAATTATTGACAGCAGCTTACGATGTTGCATCTTCAGGTTTTGCTAATGCTGCCGATAACGCAAAAGTACTTGAAGCTGCGGCAAAGGGCGCTACAGGCGGATTGTCAGATATTGGAACCGTTGGCAATGCTATTACTAGCGTTCTAAATGCTTATGGCAAATCGGCAAATGATGCCGCAAAGTTAGTAGATGGATTTATCCAAACCCAAAATGATGGCAAAATTATACTTAATGAATACGCTGGATATATAGGCCGACTTGCCCCAACAGCTAAAGCCGCTGGCGTTGGAATCAATGAATTAAATGCTGCCGTAGCAACAATTACAGCTCAAGGTGTTCCTGTCGAATCAACTTTTACTGGCTTAAACCAAGCTTTAGTTGCAATCCTTAAACCTAGCCAAGAAGCAGAAGAATTAGCAAAATCATTAGGCATTCAATTTAACGAAGCCGGATTACGTGCTAAGGGGTTTGGTGGATTGCTTGAAGAAGTAAAAACAAAAACAGGAGGGAGCACTACCCAACTGGTTAAATTATTTGGCAGCGTAGATGCACTTAAAGCTGTTTTGCCGTTAGTTAATGACGATCTTGTTAAATACAATAAAAACGTTGAGAGGCAAGCTAACGCCAGCGGAGTAGCTGACAAAGCTACACAAGAATTAGGCGGAACCGTATCAAGCGAAATATCAAAAATGGTTAATCAAATTGGCAATTTAGTAAGAGCGCTAGATACAGTGCTTGGCCCTTCATTGGGCGGAATTGTTAAACTTATTAATTTTGTTATTTCAGAAGCAACTAAAGGCATATACACTTTAGGCCAATTATTTTCGATGAGCCCAAATAAAACAATTGCAAAAGAAATGATTCAATCTGGGCAGCTAGGGAATGTAGCACGTGTTGTACCAGGCATTGACGAAACAATTGGTGAAAAACGTAGAAAAGAATTGCAAAAAAAAGCTGGAGCAGGCACCGGGTTTTTAGGTGCAGGAATGGATCAAGCTAAATTTATTAAATTACTTCAACAACAACCTGAGTTTAAAGCTGCTGCTGCTCCATTAACACCAACACCAGTAGTGCCAACTGGTGTAACCGCTGGTAATGTATTAAATCCTAAGGCAGCAAAAAAAGCAGCAAGGGATGCAGAGAAGGCAGCAAGCGATGCAGAAAAAGCAGCAAAACTAGCTGACAGATTAGCTATGGATTCAGCGCAATACCAAATGCAAATTGATGGTCAAGTATTTAGAAATCAAGTTGATTTTGATAAATTACGCTATGACCTGCAACGCCAATTGCAAGAAAAACAACTTGATAACTTTGTAAATAAATTTACTGGCGTAGCCAGAGAACAAGCAGGCATAATACAGTCAGCAGTATTAGGCTCAGCGGCATTTGATACACAGATTAAAGAATTAGAAAACAAAATCAAAGAAGCGCAGCAAAGATTGCAATCAGGCGCAAAGATGAATCAAGTGCAATCTACTATCGTTGCTGGTGGAGGCGGCGGCGGGTTTAGCACTAGCCAACTTAATGCAGCAACTCAAGCAGCCAGTAAATTTACTGGGGTTGCAAATATGTGCTCAGAATCAGTAAAAGCATTTTATGGCTCACTTGGCATTACTTTGCCTGGCGTTACTGCGTGGGCTGATACGGTACGCAAAGCTGGCACTGTAATGACTGATTTTAATAAAATTAAACCTGGAGATATACTCGCAACTGGCAGGCCGGGCGATACCCCGCACGTCGGTGTCTATACTGGCGGTCAAAACGTATTTCATCAATCTAAAAGCAGAGGCTTAAAAGCAGGTAATTATCCTGATCTCAATTCATTTAAAGGTGGATATTTTGTAAGGCCAAATGCAGCAATGGGAGGCGGAGTAAGCGGCGTACCTGGCGAAAATGTAGATCAAACAAAAGCAGAAATTCAAGGTTTAACGCAACAGCTTGCACTAATTAAATCGCAAGCGAAATCATTCACAGCGGTAGATTTAACAGGATTTATACTAAAAAGCACATCTGCATTCCGAGAGCAAACTGCGCAATTAGTACATCAAACAGAAGCATTTACACTGCGCAATCGATTACAGATGGAAGGCGTTAAGCCTGAGCTGATAGAAGGTGAATTGCAAGTATTAGCAGTAAACCAAAGATTAAGAGATGCGACTTCAGCCCTTAATATGGATAATAAGGACCATGTAGCAATATATAACGAATTAAATCAGGCAGCTACAACTACAGCAACTGCAATTCGTGCTTATGCAGCAGCAACTGCCGCAGCATCATCACCAATACAGCAATTCATTGGATCTGCTCAAACACAACTAAAAGATCTTGAATCTGTGGCTGTTCGTGTATCGCAAGGCATCGGCGATGCTGTTGGTAATTCATTAACAAAAGGCGTTCAAGGTTTAATCGAAGGCACAGCAACAGCGCAGCAAGTATTTGCTGATTTCCTTAAAACTGTAGGCGACATTTTAATGCAGGAAGGTGCAAAGATGATTGCTACTTACACTGCAATCGCGATAGCAAAATCACTAGCCGGATTGTTTGGTGGTGGAGGAGTAGGAGGGGGAGCCCAAGGGTTCCAAATGCCTGAGATAGCCCCAGGAGTAGGCAGCTTAGGTCCACAAAAAATATTTGGCTTTGCCGCTGGTGGCAATCCACCAGTTGGCAAGGCATCACTGGTCGGCGAGAAAGGCCCTGAGCTATTTGTTCCATCGGCTGCTGGTACGATCATCCCAGCAGGCCCCACCGCAGGCATCCGCGAGGCAATGGCTAACGGTAATGGCGGCAACGCTACAGCACCCATACTTAATATGAGCTTTGAAACTACAAGGTTTGGCAATGCCGATTACGTTAGCCGTGAGCAACTGGAAGCAGCAATGATGCAAACCAGAGCCGAAGCAACAAAAGCCGGTGCTAGGCGTGGCATGACGATGACATTAGATAAACTACAACAATCACCATCCACCCGTAGCAGAGTAGGTTTAGGCTAATGGCTGCGTTTCCTTCTTTTGCGCCAACTAGCCGCAGCTTTACGCCAGGCACTTATCCGCAACGTTCCTATCGTTCATTATCAGGGGTAGTAACCAAACGCACATTTGGTAATGCACCAAGCCAATCAGCACTAGAAATGAATTTTGATAATGTAGCTGATTCAACTGCCACCGCGATCATTAATCATTACCGCAGCCAAACCGCAATTAATAAAAGATTCCAGCTATCTGCAATAACAATGGGCGGCATGGATTCTGGCTTAGTTAACATTGCCGATGGTACGATTGATAATTTACGATTTGAATACAAAGAGCCCCCATCAGTGCAATCAGTAAGGCCAGGCCGTTCAAGTGTTAGCGTATCACTAATTGGCGAAATCCGTGACCCTAGGAGTGATGACTGATGGCGCTTGATATCCGCATTGCACAGTTTTTTAAGTTACAAGCAGCTAATGGTCAAGAGCATTATTACCAGAATTATTTTGCTAATGAAACCATAAGTTATGGCGGCAAATCATATAGCTTTGCACCATTCCGCGCTGAGGGTACAACAGCATCTTTAAACGGTGATAACAATGTATTGCAAGTATTATTTCCCAATGTAGATTTTGCAGTGCAGTTACTTTATAGCAGCAATAGCAACCGCCTATCCGTGATGGAACTTACAACGCAATGGCTAACGGCCGAAAATGCTTATGCCGGAACAGCATTAACAGAATATTATATTGGCATTGGTTCTTCTATTAGCGAAACCACTTTAGAACTAAGGTTTAGAAGTTCAATTGATAGCGTTTCATCCAACTTCCCAAACCGTACATTAACCCGTGAATTGGCTGGCATATTACCATTAGATGCGCAACTGGTCTTGCAATGAACATAACCACCAATGATTTAATCGGTTTGCAGTATGGCTGGGGGTATGCACCAGGCGATGGTACGGGCATGACAGATTGCTTTCAGCTTGTATGTGAAATGCGTCGCCGTATGGGCTTAAGCGACTATAGCGAGCGGTTTGAATGGGTGTATGACCAATACACAGAAGATACATTCCGCAGACGATTGATACCACGATGGCTATTGCAGCATGGCACTAGACTAGGTGCACCACAAGTTGGGGCCGTATTGTTACTACCAGGACATGCAGGCGCTGCATTAGCAACAGTAGTAACTGATGGTGCGTTATTCCTTGCACCTAGCGGTAATGTAGTGCGAACCAAATGGCCTGTTGATATGGGCTATTATTTCTGGATGAACTAATGCGTAAATTACTGCCATACGAATACCAGCTAATCGAACAGCTAGGGATTAGCAAAGAAGAATATTTAGAATTTATTGCTGTACAAGCTGCATATGACGACGTAAAGATCGGCACTGTTTTTGATGCACGTGGTGAAGTAGTTAGCGCTGTTGTAGCTATTGTCGGCCTTATATTTTCAGTGGCCTCAACTTTACTGCGGCCAAAGCCTAAAATTACTACTCCGCAAGGAGTATCAGTTGGCACTCCAGTTGGCGCACCAACAGAAGGTATTGGCGGTCAAGCGCAAACCCGTGAGCAACGCTTCTCGCCACGATTTGGTTTCAATGGGCAGCAAGATTTAGCAAAATATGGCGATCCAATAAATCTAATCTATTGCAATACTGACATAAATCCTAAAGGTGCAGTACGTGCCGCCACATCATTAGTCTGGAGCGCTGTACGTAGCTATGGATCATCGCAATTTGTACAGCTTTTATTGGTATTAGGTGCTGGGCGTATTGCAGGTATAAATGCCGATAAGTCAGCATTTGGGCAAGTTGCATTAGAAGATTTAGTAGCGCAAAATAAATTCTTTTACCATAACAATGAAGGCACTGGTTTATTAACCTGGAACGATGAGGACTACGGTCGCGCATCATCAGATCCTACATTTTATGGCACCGGCATAAATAACCCTTACCGTTTGCAACCATCGCCGGATAATGTACGAGTGGATGGATTCAGCCAAGCATATAGCCCTGGCACCCAAAACGCATTTGGTATTTATGGTGTCGTACCAATTAATACGCTTGTATACCAACGCAACGAAAATGGCGATAAAATATCGCAACGACTTGATATTACTGCAAATTATAGCTGGGATCGAGGAGAAGAATTAAATGTAGGTAAAGAAATAATAATAACAATAGAAAATACAAAAGGTGATTTTGGCCGTGATGTAGATTTCATGGGCCAAAGTGATTTATTTCAGCAAGCGCAAGAAACAAGACGTACATTAGCAACTGCATTTGATGCAAGCGGTATTTTTAAACTAGGTTCCGCTGTATTTAAGGTAATAAGTATTGACGCAGGCTCACCAGATGAACAAAATATGAACATAAAGTTAAGATGTATTGAAAGTGGGTTTGCGCCTTACGCTGCATATCTTGATCTTATACCACCAGCAGTAAACAACGGCAATGCAAATCCAAGAAATACTCCCGGATACTTAAATGCAGTACGAATCCTAGATAACTTAACAAGCAGTGACTCTAGGCAGGCAAGAATAATAACAGGTCAGATAGATGGTGGAGGATATACTTATGAATATTTAGATTATTCATTTGCAAATATAGTAGAGGGAACGCACCCAGCGCAAAACGCTCTACCTGGATTAGATCAATGGGAGGCTGCAACAGAAATTATAAACAATTCTGTTAGGGTTACGCAAGGTTCCGGCCTTTGGACAGCAGAATACGCTATAGCTAATAACCCTGACACTGGTAATGAATTTGCTTATTTTACCGGTCATTATGTTAAAACAAGAGATATCACAGAAGAAGAACGTGCAGCTTATTTGTTTTATAAAAATGTTGAATCTACGATAACTGGCCCGGAATCATTATTCTTTACTAAAGCTTTAGCGCGAGCGGAATCTGCATCGTATCGCACAATTCAACAATGTAATATTGTAGATTTTGCAATTAAAAGTCGTGTATTCAAGCGTATATCAGGCAGGCAAGAACGTTACGGTAGAAATAACCACGGTGGTTATCCCATTAGTGACAATGGTATTAAAAATCGCGTTGCAATGTTTCTTTTTAAATATCGCAAAGCTGGAGAGCCTTCATTTGCCGTAGCGCCATTAATTATTGCCGTAAGTCGTGCTGGTGATATTGATAACTTTAATTATATCAAATTTGCTAGCACCTCAGCTACAGCAGATTATTGGGAATTTAAGCTGGAATCAATTGCTGAAACATTTGCTGAGATCAGAAAACATCCTGAGTTACGGTTAGCTAATGGCAGCACAAACTTTTTATACCTAGAAAATTCACCAAATGCCGTTACGATCCCCTTGCCAAATGTAGGAACATTACAGGCAGCAGGTCGGTTAATTAATAGCGCAGTAGGTTTTCCACCATTGAATGAATCACCACGCAGCATTTCAGAATGGGATTTATTTAATCTTGATGCTGACAGTCAATGCCAATTTTCGTTTGAAGCAGGCCCTGAATTTGCGCTTACCTGCGTGACGGAACAACAAACACAATCATTTAGTGAATTTCCAAACTTATATAAAAACCTTAGCATGGTGGGTCTTAATTTATATTCTGGGCGTAATTTACAAGACTTGCGTAGCTTTACGGCATTTGTAACTCATGGCCGAGTATCAACACGATTGGATCAGTCGGATGCTGTTGGCTGTGCAGCACATGCACCAGATATATTTTTAGATACTATCGTTGATGCAGAAGATGGTATTGGCAAATATGCCAAAATTGAAGGCATAGATTCTGTACAACTTGCAAAATCAAAACGGTTTTGCCGTGTAAATAAATTATTTATGGATGGCATTATTGCTGATACTACTAACTGGCGACAGTTCTGGGTGGATGTTGCACCATTTAGTTTGCTGGAATTTGCACGTATCGGCGGCAGGGAAACATTAATCCCAGCCGTACCATACGATGAAAATACTGGCGCGATGAATCGCTTTGTAAATGTAACGGCATTATTTAACCAAGGCAACATAATGGAAGGCAGTTATAAGGAAGAACATCTTGATTATGGCTCTAGCGTTCAAGATTTAATTGCAACCGTTGTATACCGTGGCGCCGATATAAATGGCACATTTTCAGCTAACCGCGCAATAGAAGTAAAGTTAAAAGATACATCAGAAGTTGATGCAGTACGTGAAACTTTCTATGTTGCACAATTTGTTAGCACTAGAGAGCAGGCAATAATTTATGGGAAATTCTTATGCCAGATAAGACGGCATATAAAAGTAGCGATTGAATTTAAGACATTCCCTACCATGGATCCTGTAAGCCCTGGTGCATTTGTTTATGTTGATATTGGACAGAATAGCTGGGATGGCATTCGTACAGGCATCATTGGCCCTGGCGGTGCATTGAATATCCCATTGGATAATTCGTTGATTGATGGCAGTTATGAATTTTTGCTATACCAATCCGGCAACGGGGTAATTTCAAGAACTGCTACTACTACCGCTAATATTGCTGCGACATTAGCTGACTTAAATGGATACTTATTTGTGCTTGGTCAGAAAACCACTACTAGACGTGTGTTCCGAGTGACAGAGGTGGAGATGGATGAGGAAGGCGAGATCACGGTACGCGGTACAAACTACCCATGCACTAGCGATGGGTTATCAGAAATTGCAAATTTTGACGATGGTATTTTTACTGTGACTGGTGCGCTAGACTAAAAAGACATTGCCGCTTCCATAGTATGGCGTTTTATACTGGGCGCTCTGGGGCCTTATTCCTTACAACTGTCGGCACAGGTGACGTAACACCAGTATCAGCCGATCAAGCATTAAAATTACGCGATTGGAGCTTGGAGACCACCTTAGAATTATTGGAAACTACCACGTTAGATTCTGCTGTTAAAAGCTATACGCCGGGCATCGTAAGTTCCACTGGAAGTGCAACAGTTTTATATTATCGTAAAGAAGCAACTGATACTGGCGTACAATTTAACAGTTTTTTAGACAAGATAATGAAGACTACATCGGCTGGAGTTACTGCTAGCGATGGGGTCGGGATGGTATTACGTGTTGCATCTGTTACAAATACAAATGGTGTAGATATAAAAGATGATATTGCATTTAACGCTTTTATCACAAGTGCATCGTTACAGGTGAGCACTGGTGAGCTAAGTTCAGTTGCTATTAATTTTACCGTTGACGGGCCATTCCGTGAACTTGTTGACGCATGACGTATTTCTTAGGGCATTACGGCAAAATAAAATTACAACGCAAATCTGTCGAATCATTTAGCAGCAAAATATTGCCAGCAGATATAAACGTATTATTAAGCCGTTTTAGCTTTGTTGATTCACTAGAAAATATAGTAACTGGAGATCAGATTACAATTACAACAGCAGATAACAGGGGATTGGATTTTTTACCTGCTGCTACATGGCCTAACGGCACAACTCAAGGTAACATAAAAGCTTATGTAAATATAAATGCAATGGGAGGTATTCGTTTATTTGATACGTTTAGTGCTGCAATTAATAATACTAGAGCCGATGAATATCCACTAGAGGCATTTACTGGCGCTGCTTTAACAATTAGCGTACAGATAAACGGATCTGTTGCGCGTGTTTTAGGAGATGTAACGGGCTTTACATTCAATACTGATCGCGAAACAATAGAAACCACAACAATGTCGGATAAATTTAAACGCATGTATTCGGCTGGTTTGATCAGCGGCGGTGGTACGATTGATTGCTTTTTTAATACAGAAAATAGCGGCCAAACAGAAAATTCATTACTAATGCTTCAATTAATAAACCGGACTGATATTGGCAGTGAGTTTAAGTGTTTTCTGCAATTAACAGAAGATGATATCTACCCTGAAACACAAAATATCTATTATGAATTTGATGCAGCCATAACAAAAGCAGGTATCGAAGTAAGAGCAGATCAAATAATTTCATGCGTTTTTGACTTTGTAACAACTGGTGAAATCCGCTTGTTGATTGGCGAACCATCGGGCTATCTATTGCAGGAAGATACTGATCGCATTGAAATTGAAGAATCCCTTGACTTCCTGCTAACTGAACTTACCGACTAGAATAGGGCATCAGGTATTTTCTTATGGCTGACCAGCGCATATCGCAACTGACTGAACTGGGGCAAAACTCCTTAGCAGCAAACGACTTATTGCCTATTGTCGATAGCAGCTCTAGCGAGACCAAAAAAATAACAGCTAAAAGTTTATTCCAGGGCGCTGCTAATTTAGCGGATAGTAGCAGTATTGATTTGGTCAAGCTAAACCAAGCTAGCACTACAAAACTAGGTGTAGCGGCACTTGGTCTTACAGCTACAGACAAAATTATAGGTCGCTTTAGTTCAGGCGCAGGTACTGCGGAAGAGATTACACTTACTGCTGCGGGTCGCGCACTGCTTGATGATGCAGATGCTGCAACGCAACGCACCACGCTAGGGCTTGGTACGTTAGCTACGCAAAATGGCACGGTCAGTGGCACCCATTCAGGCAGTAGCAGCGGCACTAATACAGGCGATCAAACTATAACGCTAACTGGTGACGTGTCAGGCACTGGAACTGGATCATTTGCAACTACGATTGCAAACAATGCAGTTACAACTGCAAAGCTGCCTGATAGTGCAATAACTACAGCAAAAATTGCTGATGACGCAGTTACGGCAGACAAACTAGCTAATCAATCTACAACAGTAATCGCAGCAGTATCACCTAACATAAACGGTGTTTTTACTGGGCAGCAATGGTTTAATACAGTTACAAAACTGCAATACATGTGGGACGGTAGTGCATGGCAACAATCTGCGGGCATTGTAGATAGTTTTATATTTACTGATACTACTCCGCTTACTTTTAGTGCGGCTGTAAACTCAACAGGTGTTGCAACAATTACGACTACTCTCGACACCCAATCGGCAGCAAGAGTATTTGCTGGTCCTACTACTGGCGCTGCGGCAGCACCTACATTTAGAGCATTAACTGCTACTGATTTACCGCTAGCTGCTGCTGGCGTGAATGGCGCTATACAACCAGGCACTGGCCTAACGGTAACGGGAGCAGGCGCATTAAATCACACTAACTCAGCAACGGCTGGCACCTACACCAAACTAACTATAGATGCTCAGGGGCATGTTACTACTGGCGCAACATTAAGCGCTGGTGATATACCAAACATAGATACATCAAAGATTACAAGTGGTACATTTGCGGCAAATTTAATTGGCACTAGCACTATTACTGGTGAAAAATTAGCTAATTCGTCTACGATAAAATTTGGCGGTAGTGGCAGTACATCTGGAATAGTAGAATTTCCTACGGCTGATTTCCAGGGGCAATTATTTTGGGATGAATTAAATAGTGATTTATATATTTGGAATGGTAGTGCATGGCTATCAGTTACGGTAACAAGTGGTGAATTAGTTTTTGCAGGTATCTATAACGCATCTACAAATGTTATGACTTCTATATCGGCAGCCGGTGCCGGATTAGGTCTTACTGTAGGTGGTGTATTACCTGCTTCATCTGAAACAAACAAGCAGTACTATGTTGTCGTAGGAACAACAGGCACTGGTTCAGCACCAGCCCCTGCCGTGGCATTACAGCCGCCAGATTTCTTGATATCGACTGGCACATCATGGACGCTTGTCGATGTATCAACAACAGTTGCAGCAGCTAATAATGCAACTGGAATTGTATTTACACCTGCGGGAGATATTGTAGCAACTAATGTTCAAAGTGCAATTGTAGAATTAGATAATGAAAAGCTAGCAAAAACTGGCGGCACGATAACAGGAAATTTAGAGATTGGCACAGCAGGCAGTTTAACTTTTGAAGGTAGTAGTGCAGACGCAAATGAAACTACTATTGCAGTTGTAAATCCTACGGCTGATCGCACGATTACATTCCCGGATGTCACTGGAACGGTAATAACAACAGGCGACACTGGAAGCGTTACTAGCGCAATGTTGCTGAATGGCACGATTCTTGATGCTGATATAAACGCATCTGCTGCTATTGCTTATAGCAAACTGGCTTCATTAACAAGTGCAAATATACTTGTTGGCAGCAGCGGTAACGTGGCTACTAGCACAGCAGTTACTGGCGATATAACAATTAGCAATACAGGCGTTACTGCCATTGCTTCGGACGTAATTATAAATGCTGATATTAAATCTGATGCTGCTATTAGTTACAGTAAACTTGCGGCATTAACCAGTGCCAATATTCTTGTAGGGAGCAGCGCAAACGTTGCAACCAGCACCGCAGTTACAGGCGATATAACAATTAGCAATACAGGCGTTACTGCTATTGCCTCTGGTGTTATTATTGATGCTGATATCAATGCTAGTGCTGCAATTGTAGATACTAAATTAGCGCAAATTACAACAGCAAATAAAGTTAGCGGTTC